GATTCCCCAAAATAGGAATACCCTACGGAACCATCAAAGGGTTTGCAACAATTTGTTTATAGGATAACCGCACTTAATCCTGTGCTATTATGTAAACAAACTGTTACGGAACTGGACCTCTTAAAGAGGGACATCTTCGTTAATAAACTAGTTACCACACTTTATGAACAATAGAAATATTGCTACAAAGGCGGGGTTTACTAAAAGGAAGGATCAGAAGGCAAAGAACCACCGTGATAGGAAAGGTCGGAAGGATAAAAGGAGAAACTCCCCTTTTAGACAACCCAACCTCTTAACGAACTTTCAGCTACCCCCTATTAAATCCTATGGATTACTCCATAAAGATTGTAAGAAGGGTTTAGTCAAGTTACGTAAGAAGTTACCTTTACTACAGCGTTGGCCTATGGCATTAGCGATTATCTATAATGTTGATGCTGAGGTTGTAAGATCCGCTGTTCAACAGATGATCCTTGAACTGGATAAAAGAATTGCTTACAGAGGCTTTGTACCTACAATGAAATTCATGAAAGAATTTCAGGGTAAGCTACTAAGATTCTCCTGTAACCATAGTTTTGATCCAGTTTCTCACAATAACTTAGATGAGTTTGGACTACCAAAAGAATTTTCTTTGTTAGTACAAATGTCACGAGTTATTGGCCCTGAAGGTCCGAATTATCGTGCTTGTGCTGATTCTATCGCACAAGTTTATCGATTATTCTTACCAAAGGGGGACTCACCTTCAACGGCGGCTATTACAAGTCCATGGAGTGGTAGCCCGTTTCTACAAAAGAGTCACACGGTAGATTTCCTTGAACAAGTATCTGAAGAGGTACTTGGGAAAGAAGATTCTAGCCGTTTGGGACAATTTTATAGAACCGAGTTATATAAAGCCTTTCCAAGATCTGAACAACAGAAGCGTTTAAAACAAATTTTAGACCACACCGAAATTCACATTTCGGCAAAGAATGGACCTAATGGTCCTTCGGTTCTGAGTTTTCCAATTGATCTTAAAATGATCAAAGGGACCGCTCTTGAACCGTCTGTTAAGTGGTTTATGGGGTTGAAGATTTCTAAAGATCTGAAAAGACTTTGGAAATATGCAACACTAACACCACCTAATATTCTTGGTTTGAAGTCTTGGAAACCGTGTTTATCGCGGATTTCCGAGAAGACAGAACCTGGTTCTAAGGTTCGTTTATTCGCTATTCTCGATGGTTTGACACAATCTTTGTTATCTGGATTGCACTGGTATTCATTTACCTGGTTAGCAAGTCAGGAACAAGATGGGACCTTTAGTCATGGTCTTGCGGCTCAACGTGTACAAGCTCGGACGTTTGATTACTATGGTAGGCAGAACAGAAGTTCTGACCTATCAGAAGCAACAAACCTTTTCCCGGCTATGTTACAAGTGGAGACCGTTTATGCCATAACTGGTCTTTGGGAATTCGCGCAGCATTGGTACAACTTAATGTGTAACCGAGACTTCGTGTATTCCGGGCAAACCATTCGGTACGCTGTTGGGCAGCCTATGGGTGCTCTCTCTTCATGGGCAATCTTCGCTATTACCCATCATATTCTAGTAAGAAGCCTATTAAGGTTCTTTCAATATCATATGATGGATTCTTATACTATTATCGGAGACGATATTCATATTTTCGAATATTACGTCGGAATCTTCTATGACCAAGTCATGAAGGAGATCCTCCGTGTTCCTGTTAATCCTCTTAAGGGTTATTCACCTGACACTGTCAGTGGGAAGAACCCCCTAGGTTATGGAAAACTCGGAAATCAAACTTACGTAGCCGAATTAGCTAAGCGCACATTTTATAATGGTTTTGAAATCAGTGGTATTTCTCCCAATACCATCTTTGATGGTTTGGAGAACCCACACTGCTTCAAAGAACTTATTATTAAAATTGGCGATAAGCGAAGTACCCCAGATGCAACTTTTGTTGTGCCCTGGCGGATGGTCGAAGTTCTACTGACACTCTCGTTCAGAGAGCGCGATGCCTTAAGATTAGTAACATTTCCTTCTCCAACTGCGGTTTCCCCCGTAGGGGACCCGGTAGGTGGTTCGAAGGACTCTAAATATAGGAAACTAGTACCTTGGTGCTTTGATCCAGAAATGGATGAAGCAATAAGAGACTTAGTTATCAATAA